GCAATCGACAGGGGGCTAGCTATCAGCTTGGTGCTGCTAGTGATGTATATCGCACTTGAGATATACGTACATAATCGGAGGGTCGATGACTGAATATCCTAACTGGTTTGACCGCGTAGCACGGGCAAACTTTACAGAGTTCCTGCTACCAGAAGCAGGGCGCGATAACTACCAAGCATTACAAATCGGAGCATTTGTAGGGCATGCAAGCGATTGGCTGCTACGGTATGTGCTAACAGGTAACAAAGTAATGCTGTATGACGTAGACACGTGGCAGGGCAGCGACGAAGCAGAGCACGAGCTGTTTGACTGGGTAGATGTTTTTGACACATATCTAGACAGGATCGGGCTGCGGGCATACATGAAGTGCCGATACTTCCGTATGACGTCAGATAGGTTCTTCGATAGCTACGCGAACATGCTAGATCGCAATCAGTTTGACTTTGTCTACATAGATGGCGATCATACCGCAGATCAGGTCTGGAAAGACGGTGCAAAGGGATGGAAGTATCTTAAGCAGGGCGGTATCTTGGCATTTGACGATTACGAATGGGATGCAGGCAAAGGCCCGGCATACAATCCAAAGCAGGGGATTGACACGTTCCTAGAGGTACACGACGGCGAATATGAGCTGCTAGCAAAGAACTGGCAAGTATGGCTGCGTAAGCTCTGACACGTTGATAACGCGCACAGAGAAATATCATCCAATTATGGCGTAAGTGCCATAGATTGCTAATGCTAAAACCAAGTCATATGAATCAAGAAAATACACCCCTAGCTTTTGAAGTTCCCGATGGTCGAGAGGCCACCGGCGGTTTAGATTTGACCGTAGCAGAACAGCATGAGCTAGGGGTAGCTTATTTTGCTATGGATAAATCGTGGATCAAGCTCTACCGCAAGATGCAGGATCATTGGGTCTATAAGAACCCAAATTATACCAACATTTGGCTAGCTATTCTATGGGGCACAAACTGGAAGCAATCAAAAGTTTTAGTGCATGGTAAACTGGTTATTGTTGAGCGCGGCGAGATACTCACAAGCATAAGAACGCTAGCCCAACAATCGCACACGAGCGAGAAAAGTGTACGCAACTTCCTAAAGCATGCTGAAGTTGACGCAATGATTTTGCCAAAAAAGGGCACAGCAACGACACACTTTATCGTTTTGAATTATAACGACTTACAAGAACAGCAATTGACAGAGGGGCACACGGAGGGCACAGCAAGGGCACAGCAAGGGCACTATCATAAGAAGTTAAGAAGTAAAGAAGGTAAGAATATAGAACAAATAGATAGTGTGAGTATGCGCTCGCGCGCATTCACGCCACCAAGTTTTGAGGAAGTTGAGGCATTCTTTACTTCTCAATTCCGCCATGACCTAGCACAGCCCTATTTCGACTATTACACATCAAACGGCTGGCGCGTAGGTAAGAACCCCATGAAGAACTGGCAATCAGCAGCACGTAACTGGATTAGAAACGAAGCGAAGTATAAACAATCACAAGGATCATCAAATGCACAACCTAGACGCGGCGACAGAGAACGCACAGATACACAAACCTATTACGAACAGCTCGCAAACATTGCCGTTAACTCAGTCAGACAAAGATCGGGCACGGACGGAATGGTTCACAAGGTTATTGGTCAAATTGAACAATCTGCGGGGCTTGCAATTGGAACCGAACCGAGCCGAAGCGATACTTGAGGAACTACATTACCGTGAGTATCCACATCACATAAGCAAAAAAGCCGAGCTAGTGCTGCTTTACAAAGATTTTACCTTCCGTGGCGCAAATGTAATAATCGACATTGCTGACTTCTACCCAGATGATGAGCAGGTTAAAGCAGCAGAAGCAAAGCAAAAAGGTGGTGAGTACTTCGTAATCACAAAGCACGATCTAGAGAACATCCGAGCCGTAGCATACGACAAAGGATTCAGGCGCGGCAAAATCGAGGCTAAAATAGACCCACAGCATTTGCAAGACGCAGACCAAAGCCAAAAGTACGGGTATCAGATACCACCGTCACCGTACGAGCTGGAAAAGGTAGCAATGGAGATGATAAAAGTCGAGCATAAAAAGGGCATCAAGTTTGAAGGTTTGCCGTGGTTGGATGAATTAAGAGGTCGGATTACAAGCGTTTGAACATCCTAGAGCGTCCAAAGTATCAAACAACGAATAAAAACGCGTCTACGGGGCTGGAAACGACCTGCAAACAACTATTAAGCATTACTTAACAACTCAAAAACAACACGGAGGGTAAATATGAGGCGGTATAGAAAGCTAAATGAGGTGCTGGCAATGTCCGACACCATCCTAAAATACTTTGACGTGCACCGGTCACGGTTCGTAACGTGGGCTCTTAAGCAGCCCGACCTATTTCCAGAGGTAGGCAAGCGCGCGATGCAGGATTATTTGTGCATAGCACTCAATAGACACATGATCCCTTCACACATAACAGACACTAGAAGAGCATTAAAAATCATCAAACAAAAACATACCATGAGACCAAACACGCAAAACCCAGCTATCCTAAACCTTATAGACCAATTCTGCAAGCTCTATAACTGCACATGGGAGCAGCTTGTAGCGCAATCCCGATTTCATTGGGTCGTAGAATGCCGATACCTGCTTATGTACTTCTTATTCACGAAGTACCGGCTATCTAATTCCTTGATAGCGCGGCTATTTAACAAGCACCATTCGTCAGTTATCCACGCGCTGCGTAACATGCGCAATCAGATTGAGACGGATGCTAACTTCCGTGAATATGTCGAGCGCATGGAAACGCTGCTAGATATTAACTTTACGGTTAAAGTGGAAGAGATAAAGTGAGTAAATAAACACTTTGTCAAACTAGCTTAAGGTGTGTATAAATGGGAAGACCAAGCATAGAACTAGATGAAGATCTGATCTTTCAAATGGCAAAAGAGGGGTGCAGCGTGGATGATATCGCTACCGAGTTCGGCGTATCGGACGGTTTAATCTACAAGAAGTATTACGAGACGTGGAAAGCTGGACAGGCTGCCGGACGGCGTGCATTGCATCGCAAGCAGTTTGAGAAAGCTATGGATGGTGACGCCGGTATGCTTCGCTGGTTAGGTGCTAACAGGTTGGGCCAGTCAGACAAGGTACATCAAACCAACGGCGTGCAAGAGATTGAAGTAGTAATCCGCAAACCCTTGAAAGCAGACAATGGCGAAATTGGAGATAGCAGACCCGCTACCAGCCCAGATAGACTTCTGGAGCAATCCGGCGAGGCATAGGGGATTCATTGGGGGCATCGGATCAGGCAAGACGCTTGCGGGCTGCGTGGAGGTTCTACGGCAGCCTGCTGGCACGTATGGCACGATCCTAGCACCAACGTACCCAATGCTCCGTGATGCTACGCAGCTAACCTTCTTCGACCTGTTCAGTCAGTACGTAGAAGAGCATAACAAGAGCGAAGGAGTAACGAAGCTCGTAAACGGAACTACGATCTTCTGGAGATCGGCAGACAAGCCCGATTCCCTGCGCGGCCCTAACCTAAACTGGTTTTGGCTAGACGAGGCGGATTACATGGATGGTGCGACGTGGGACGTTATGCTCGGTCGTATTCGCCGCGACCCTACGCGATGCTGGATAACTACATCGCCGAACGGTGATACTAATTGGGTATACGAGCGCATCTACCGAAAGGCCACGGCAGGAAATCCAGACTATTACGTGGTAACGGCAAAGACGCGGGACAATATCCACCTGCCTAGCGAATACGTGCGTAACCTCGAGGAGACGTACACAAGCGAGTTTGCACGGCAGGAATTGGAAGGCGAATTCATTGGGCCAATGGGACGCATCATGCGCAAGGAATGGCTGCAATACGCTCTGCTTCCAGAGGATGATATCAGCTACGTGATCGGCGTAGACTTGGCAGTAGGTATGAAGTCCAACGCAGACGATCGTGCTATTGTGGTAGTAGGCAAGCGTGGCACGACGTATTACGTCGCTGATGTAGTATTCGGCAAATGGTCATTCAACGAGACCAAAGACAAGATCAAGCAGACCGCGTACAACTGGAATGCGGTGCGCGTATGCGTGGAGAACGTAGCATACCAAGAGGTAATGGTGCAACAGCTACGCGCCGAGACCATGTTGAACATCCAAGGCGTCAATCCACGGGGGCGCAATAAGCTCACGCGCTTTCTACCGATTGCAGGCAAGTATGAGCACGGGTACATCAAACATGTGAATAGCGTACCTTTGGAATTTACCGAGCAACTGCTTATGTTCGACGGCAAAGATGGGAAGCCCGACGATATGGTTGATGCTCTCATCTACGCTGTAAACGGACACGAATCAAACACTTACGTTTACGAGATATAGTGGCAATAGCCGATTACTTCCAAAAGCTCTTTGGTCGTAACAATCAAGCACTACCAAGCCCAAACGGCACGCAAGTCGGTGGGCGAATTGGCTATCCCTCAAAAGCTGGTTACCTTGCCAACGTCGAACATGGATTCAATCGCAACCCAGTTGTAGCTGCTTGCGTTGGTGTTTACGCATCTACGCTAAACGAGCCGCCTTTGGCTGCGATGTACGACGATGGTACAATCAATCGCAACCACCCGGTCAGTCTGCTATTCCGCAAGCCCAATCCTCGGATGGGCCAAGCTGAATTCTGGCAGATCGTCTGGACATACCTAGCGATCAGCGGCAATGCCTACATCGTGAAGGTACGCTCGGCAATGGGTAACATCGTCGAGCTGTACCCATACTCGGATGCTCACGTTGCGCCTCTGCTTAACGATCTGGGATGGGTCTATGCTTACCGCTACCAGTCAGGCAACATAACGCAGGAATGGCCCGCGGAAGATGTGATCCATATCCAGAATCCAGCGTACCG